TGTTATGAGCGCGCACGATAACCAAATCTTTTTTGATTGCCCGCGCCTTTAACGGGACTTTTGCAAATCGCAGCACCCGCAGTGCCAGTCCGCGTTCGAAAGACCGTTCCTCAGGTTGACATTCGCAATGCCATCGTTCGAGCCGTTCCACAGGTTGCCAACGGTATGTTATCGTGCCCTTTGAGGGGAGACCCCCTCTCCGCTTCGCGGATTCACCCCCGCAAAGCAGCGTATGTTAATCGCAGCACCCGCAGTGCCAGTCCGCGTTCGAAAGACCGTACCTCAGGCCGACAACCGCAAAGCCACCGCCCGAGCCGCCCCACATGGCGCCAACGGTATAACGTTCCCGCAGGTCTCCTGGTGATTGCGGTCCCCATACTCTGTCTCCTGTCCCGAGGCTGTCGGATGTTCCTTTGGCCGATGGCCACATAAAACCTCTTGTATCCACATCAATGTCGCCAATCCAATAATCGCGGCTGTCTCCCGGAATTTTCCCCGCGCAGAGATATCCGGTGTGGGCATTTGCTACGTGCTTAACTCCTTTCGGCGCAAAGTATTGCAGCCAATCACCGTTTGCATCTTTTTCTGACATCGAGTTCGACTCAATCATTGCCTGCCCCCACATAAACTCGGTGCCAAGGATGCGGAACGGGTGTTTGCCATCCGTGTTGGAGAGATACGAGCCGTCGAGATGCCCGATTACGCGATCTGTTTCCGCTGCGATGCTCGGGAAACACTTTACGCAGTACGTTTCAGCTGTATCAAACGTCTTATCCACATCTAGGTTGATCTGGGTGTAGGATTTCCCGTCGATTTCGACATTCTCGATTCCTGTTACTCTTGCCCGGTTTACGATGTCATACGATGTAGGCATGTTTGGATCCTGATTTTTGGCAGATCCTACCGATACGCACATGCCATCAAAAAATCCCTGATTGTTATTTGCAATCAGCACGCACTTCGTTCCGGTTTCTGCATGGGCAATCATCTCCATCATATTTGCTGTTTGCGTATGCCCGGCAAATATTTTCTGCACATTTTTGGTTGCATACTTAATGATCAGCATGAGCATTCCCCAGAGATTGCGCTCGGAACCGGCTCCCCAGTAGCCAGATCCCTTCTTTTGAAATTCTGTGATCATAGAATTATAAGAAGCCCGCATGGGTACGAGACCCGGCTGGGATCGCGGAAGACCATCCGACCCTTTTCCGGCCGCAAATGCTGAGTGTGTGTAAATAGGGAGTACTGTTCCATCCGCTTTTACAGCTTCACACCACGGTACGAGCCCCAGCTCCGGGTGTGGAGTGTCAGACATGTAATAAATGTCGTAAGTCCCATGGTGCTCGCAGTTCCAGTAAAAAGTGGGATAAACGTTGCCGACGTCGTATGCCCCTTCGGTGCGATAAGCCGGAGAGCCTTCGAGGGCAATTACACGCGCAGTTCCGTCATCATCCCGTATATAATTGCACCGCTGATACGTAAAGATTGGAGATGCAGCCGCAAAGTCATCCTGTCCGGCTACAGTGTCGGTGGATGGCTCACAGGTCAGGTCCACGGAGTCGCGGAGGCGCTCACCCATGGAAGTCGTATTGAAAGCGAATCTATAGATTTTGGTCGCAAACACTTTTCCATTGCGCTGCTTCTCATATCCCATTGCCAGCTGTTTCTCTAGCGCTGAAAGCGGGGCTGTAGAATACCCGCACTGCGCGTCAGCGATTGCCTCAAGCGCATCGGAAGTTCTTGCTCCGTGGGCGTATGACGGAAGTTCCTGTATTGTATCAATAGCCATTTCATGCCTCCTTTGTATAGTGTGCGAGCGCCATATGCTCGGTTTCCGGATTTTTCATTAAACGATATTCCGCGGTTGCAGATTTTAGTTTTGCAATTTCGTCCGCGTTTTTCTTAATGTTTTCCGTGTTGGTAGCGATCGCACTCGGGTCAATGCGATCCAACTTTGCTTTATCAGCAGCACTCATGAGACCATCTGTACTTTCTGTAGCGACCATATTCGACCCTGCACCGGGCACATTCGACCCTGCACCGGATGATATCCCTCCTTTAATTTTAATTTTGATTGTGGTAGCTGGTTTCTTATAAACATAAAACGTAATTGTATCTGTATCAGGAACAGCATAACCACTACTAACAATTGCATACGCTTTCAAATATGCTTTCTGTGCCGCAGCATCCATGGAAGAAACAACATTCGCCCAAACCTCTAAGTTTGTTGCTGTAGTAACGCCTGCAAGAGATACAGATTGGCTGAATTTATTATCAACAGCAGTCCATTTATTTTTGTCTAGCATAACTTGAGACGAAAAATTTAATTTATCAATCTCTGTCTGAAGTTTTCCCGCTGCGTCACCACTTAAAACATATTGTATGTTTGCAAACCAATTATTAAATTGTGTCTGTGATCCACTAATATAACTTGAAAGCTCGTCATATTTTGAATTGAATTTTTTGTTTTGATTAGCAAGCTCTTCGTTCCACTGTGCATTCCATTGCTGTAGCAACTGATCAGCATTTATCGTTTTTAGCGGAGCTGTAACATACGGGCATTCAGACGTACCGACTTTATTTGTAATATCAGAATTACTAATAGCAGTTGTTTCATCTGTATTCCGAACGTAAATATCAGCTAATCTATACTGATTGACTTCCAAAGATCTAGTCAATTTTGGAGCAGCAGGATTTGCTTCAGCATAGCCTTTAACGATTTTAATTTCATTGCGACGATAATCCAGTGCATGGTTGACTTCCAATACAACAGAGTCAATTCGATGTAATGGAGCACCCTGCTTATCAATCGGCAATATAATTTTGGCATCGTTCAACGTCCATGTATGATTAAACCACGCTCGACCTGTATCAACAGATACGGACATCCCATCAGATGCAGCAACATTGAAACGATTACCGATTTGCATGTACACGCCATCTTCAATGATTCCGTCAAAGATAGAACTCATCTGTGTAGCGTTATACTTTCGATCCCCATTCAAGGAATCATAAAATCCATATGTTATAGCCATGTTTTACCTCATAGTGTACTTGATGACGAATTATTATTCTTAATAGAATGCCACTGCCCGTCATCATCTACCCAGCTATAAACAGACGTTTGATTTGTAGATACAAGTGTGTCGTCAAAAGAAGGATAGATATTTATGCCTTTGTTGTCTTGAGAATATATAATTTCAATGATGCGAGAAGTTCCTGAGATATGATACTGATCAACAACTTGTACAATGTCACCTAAAAAGAAATCTTTATTTAAAATGAACATCTGATTTGTGTTCATTTTGCCAGTTAATTTCTTAGTTGCCTGATTCTCTTTTTTAGCAAGATTCTCTTCTCCTTTTTGTTTGAGAAGATTATTGTACTCTTCTGTTGACAGATCTGTCTGATTTCCTTCATCATCCGTAACTTTGGAAGATGTTCCACGAGCATCTGTAAATAGCTCATACCGCTCTAATCCATTAGCATTAGATTCACCAGCTGTAAAATACTTGCGTTCGTTACCTTCTCCTTCTCCGCCAACAAGTGTTACATTACGCTTCTTTTCTGAAGTCTGAATATAATCAGATTCATTTAAATTATCGTATCTTGGTGAAAACTCTACATAGAGATTTTCTGTCTGATCATATGTACGATCTGTTCCAGCATATAAGCGAAATACAAACTTGTTGTTTTCTCTTGTTACCTTGAAACCTATTGCATTCGTATCACAAAGTGATTGAATTGCTTTATATAAGTTTTCGCCTGTGTACTGTGTATCGACGGTTAAAGATGTGATCTTAGGATCTGCAGAACGTTCAAATATAAAATCAGGAATGCGTCTATTAGTATCGGAAGGATTAATAATATTTTCGTTTAATAATGCTTCAATATTATCTTGAAGGTTACCTTTTAAAGTTCTCTGGCCCCAAATAATTCTTCGCTGCAATAAGCTGTCTAAGGATCTACCAGTTACAATGAAATCATTTCCCTTATTATAATTAGTTTTTAATTCCAATCCTTCAATAATCATCAAACGATCGGATTCTTTTTCATAAACATAATTACCAATTTGAAAAGCAAATTCTGTTCCTACAATTGGACTGCTTGTAACAATTTCAAAGTCGCCTGCTTTGTTATATCTATCGGTCCATATGAAAGATTTAAACTCATCACATAATCCAATAGCTTCGAAATTTCGATCCAGAATTAATGGTGTCATGAATTAAATACCCTCATAAATTGTTTTTGATTTAATAAAGAACTGTATATATTCCCAATTCTTATCAGAAGTAAATGCAAACGTATTCGTTCCTCTAGAGATCTGAAACCAGCTAACATCCAAGTTAATACAATTCAGAATGTTACGCTGTCTTCCATCTCGAAGTAACCATACATGTTTATTCCCTCTTTCACTTGAGAATAGAATGTCGTCTCCTTTAATAAATCCTTTACCTGTAACTTGCTTTAACTTGGCGCAATTTAATTCAAATCGTTCATCTGTATCAACATTAAAGACTCGAACGTATCCCGTATCACTAATGTCTTGAATAGCATGCATATACATTTGAACACCAATTGAAGCATCGCCTTCATAGAGAATGTATGCTTTATCGGCCCTTTTATATTCGCCAAAGTTAATTAAGTTATCTGTTGCGGATTCGTTACTGAAAGGAAACTCAAAGGCTGGCTGAATGCCTGCAAAGTATGTAACTAATTCTTTTTTGGCACCAGCATCATAGAAATAAGGATCAGGACAATCAATGGTTATCTGACATCCTGAATTTTCATTGAAGATATTGGCTTCATTCTTTTCAACATATCCAATGATTGAAGCCTTTTGAATATCTGTCGTAAATTCCAATTCCAACTTGCGTTTGATCGGAAAATACTTATAAGAGTTACGTCTAGCTCGTTCTTGGTTATTGGTTTCGGACCGATACAAAAATGAAATAACAATTTGTCTTGAATCCAATCTTGCAGAGTTAAATAACTTGCCATCGGTTGTTACAAGATCTGTCATATTTATATTTGCATCGGCCGCACCCAATCCAGTAATACTGGTAATATAGAGCCCAGAGTTACCCGGGCTCCCTAATACCAGATCAGTTGACTCGCCTTTAAAGTTCGTTACCTTGACTGATTTAATCATATACCATCAACCATCCCTTTCAGCATTGCCAACTGGTTCCTGGTCTGACGATAAATATCAAGTCGAGAAAGCTCAGTAGGCGAGTAGTTATTTTGTTCGAAATTAATGTTAACTCCATTACCTGCATTGCCGGTCTGCAACGATGCCTGTAAAGCATTAAGCCTGTCGGCATTTGTTGTGATACGACCAAGGTTTGCATTGATCTTGAAGTTACTAGCATTAAGCATAGATCCCAAATTCGAAATGCCATTTTGAGCATCCGAGAGATCAATAACAGGAGTAATAACAGGACTTGTACTAACGTCATCAGATAAAATATCTCTAGCTGTTGTAAGCGCTTCACGCATGTTATCAACAACTGTGTTGGCAACAGAAGAAGTTGAACGTTCGATAATTCCAATACCGGAATCCATACCGTTCACTAAGCCTTCGTCCCAGAAACGTCCAAACTTATAAGACAGTTTCGAAGGAGAATGCTCATCCAATCCTCCAGCTGTGGCCGCAGATATAGCAGACGCTAATTCAGCAGCTGCTGCCCTAGCTTCAGCAATTCTACTGCGAATACCATTAATAATACCGCCAACCCAGTTCGAACCAATAGAATGTCCAGCGGCTGGCGAAAGAACACTACGAACAGCACTATCAACGGCATGCGATAACGCACTACCAGAATTCATAACAATACCAGACTGATCATTAATACCAGTTGCCATTGCATCTGTTAGTAAAGCAGCGTTCTTCATGCCATCTTCCTGCACAACTTCAGCGTTAGCATCGAATCCTTCGCTCATTGCAGTGATATAAGTATTAACAGACTGCGTTGCAGAATCTGTCATAACCGGCTGAATTGCCGTTGAAAACTGAAGCCCCATATTCTGAACAGCAGTATTCAAGAATGCCGCCTGAGAGGTATATTCAGCAAATGCCTGCTGATAAGTCATACCGTCAAGCTTACCTTGTGTCATCCATTGCTGTGATGCACTAACTCCAGCTGTCTGAACAAGGTTCTTCATGGACATAACCATGCTATTAATCTGAGCAATTTGCCCATCACTTAACTGTGAAAATGCATTAGCAATTTCAGGAGTAAACTTATCACCAAAATAAGCAATCAGATCCTGACCACCACTTATTCCAACACGAGTTAACTGAGCAGCATATGTCTGCATGCCCGCAAATGACTTCTGCACTCGCTCCATTAACTGTTCGCCTGTTAATTCAAACTCATCAGGCCATTCACCAAACGGATCAAATGCACGTTCCATCGCTGCACTTACGCTATCTCCGATCATTTCAGCATAATCTTCAAACTCAGACATAACTGTGAATGCGTGTTGCATTTTATCAATAGCGCCCTGGATTGCTTCTGCAGAAACAGCACCATACTTTTGTACCGACAATGTTGCTTCTTCAACCGTCGTCCCATGCGCAATACAAGTCTGATTTAATACTTGGAACGCTTCGTCAATTTCTTCTGCCGATGCGGTTCCACTTATTTTCAGCTCTGTATAATTGGACATTGCTGTAAGAATCTCCTGATTCACCTGTTTATGGCTATTCTGAAGTTTCTTAATAACAGCATCCAAAGTTGTACCATGATTGGTACAAGTCTTCGTTAACTTATTAAACTGATTCTGAATATCTTCTGCAGATGCCGTACCACTTGCTTGTAAATCATGGTAAGCTTGTGCTTCTTTCAGAATCTCAACGTCAACATCTTTTTCAGCATTCAGTCTTGCTTTTAACTTGTTGATCAGAATGACGTTCATACGAGCCATCATACCCATCGTGGCTGCTTGTGTAGCATATGCTTCTTTATTGGCGAATGCTGTATTCAACTTTTCAACTTGATCCGCCGTCATTTTGAGCATACCAGCAACTTTAGGATAAGCGGCTACGCCTTCATCAAGAATTGACTGAACGACTTGCTTGTTGAAGCCTTTCAGTCCAAGATTCATAACACGAGTGTAGAAACGAGAATAACCTTTCACCTGTGAATCGGCATTACGTAAGATTTCGTCAGGTGTCATTGCTTCAGAGACTTTACTATCAAATTTCGTGAAGAAATCCATTCCGCTCGATACCTGCTCTTTGATCTTAGTAAACGCCTGTACAAATGCTTTCTGCACTTCAGCGATACGATCCTGAGCATTCTCCGCAGCGTCGTCTGTCGCATCTTGTGTACTATCAGAAGCGTCTTTCGATTCCTGATAAATCTCCTCACAAAGTTCTCCAAATGCACCTTGAGCTGCAAGCATTGGCGATACGTTCGCAACAAGACCCATAGCACCGCCATAAGTCTGCGCGTATTCTCCAATAACCTGTGAAGAATACTTCATAAAGTCTGCTAATTCTTTTTGGGATTGGGCAGCTTTTTTAGATGCATCTCCAGCTCCACCTACTCCTTTACCAGCTTTACCAGCAGCATCTCCAACGCCACCAAAAGATTTTGCAAGATCATCATTGCCGTCTGTTAGCTGCTGAATTGAACCAAGAAAATCGTTAGGATTAACTATGTCCATATCACCGGTAATGTCCGTCTTCTTAGCATTCGATTTATTTTTAGCAAATTTTTCGCTTAAGGCGTTGGCCGTGGAAAGATCCTTAGCAGCTTTTGCGGCTGTTGCAGCATTCTTTTTACCATTAAAGCTCTTACCAGTAAACCACGTTATAGCACCATCTAGCTTGCCGCCAATACTAGACAAGAATCCCTTTACCGTATTCGCAAATCCACTATTAAACATCTGGCCAAGTATGCCACCACTATTTTTAAACTCGCCACTGTAAGATGACAATTCAGTTAAAATATTAATTGCACCTGCATCACCTGCACCAGTAACAGAAGTCACAAAGGAATCTTTAAGAGTACCACCTACCAATTCTGCGGCGTTTCCAACAAGATCTTTATTCGCTATCATATCCTTGGCAATATTCAGATCTAGATGTCCGCCCCAAATATCAGTGAATGCAAGAGGTCCTTTTTCGGCCGTTGTTTGATGCAAGTAACTCCAAATTTCTCTAGCAACACTGTAAGCTGCGGCTCCAACCTTTGGAATGCCACTCGACAGACCAGAAGCTAAGTTATGTGCTAAATCTCCGCCCCAGGTTGTAGCTTCTTTAGCAAGATCAGCCACAACAGCGAAAGATTCTTTGAATGCATTAAAACCAGCAGAAATAGCCATTAAGCCTGCAGCGGCAATTGTTAATCCTTGTCCGAAAGCAGTTAGTCCAGCGCCAGCTACTATTCCACCAGCACCAATGGCTGCAAGTCCAAGTCCAAGCGGAATTAATGCAGCTCCAACTTTCGCAAGAGGTCCGGCTAAGGCATTGAATGAATTTGAGTATTGCGTCATCTCCGCAAGGAATGCAATGAACGATTGAACTTTTGGTAAAAATTCTCCCAAAGCAGTCGTTGCAATTGCAATAGCGGCCGCAAATGCTAACTGAGCCGATGCTACAGCGCCAACAACAGCAGCAAACGCAAGGAACGCACCACCCACAGCTGCAATAGCAGGGGCCGCCACAACAAGACCAGCTGAGAATATACTAATAACAGCTGTTAAAGCCGCAATACAAGCTGTAAACACACCCATTACAAGAATAATGTTTAGAGCACTCTTTAAATCCAACTGACCAAGAGCAAGTGATAGAATTGTTAAACTACCAGCAAATGCAACAATCATAACTGACATGGATAACAGATTAATAGCATTGGCAGCTTGCGATACTGTTGCTAAAATCCCAACACAAACTGCTAAAGTACCCATTGACGCCAGTAATGACAATGTAACGCCAAGTAACTGATCTGCCGGTATTGCTGCAAGATTAGTCGCTACTAAGGCAAGCATTGAAACTGCTACTCCTAGTGATATAACAGATGCAACAAATCCTAATACATCCATTCCAGTCATCTTTTTAACTGCTGGAGCAATAAGATCAATAGCTAAACCTAGTCCAACTGCCATTAATGCCATACTAGCAGAAGCTGCTAATGCCTGATCCCAAGGTTGTGTTGCTAATGCAGATGCAACTTGGCCGAGTAGTGCAACAGATCCACTAAGAGCAACCATTACTGCTATTGTCTTAAGAATCGTTCCAGCACCAACTCTAACAGAAGCAAATTTAGATAAGGTTTTACCAATAATTTGAACAGCGGTACCTAATCCGATTGCCATAGCAGCAACACCGCCAGCACCAGCCGCAGCCTGTTCCCAAGGATGATTTGCTAATTCATTTGCAACTTGTCCGCATACATAAATTGCACCAGCCATAGCTGCCATCGTTGCAACTATAGCGGCGATATTTCCAATAACCTTTAATGGAGCTTTATTACCATTTGCTTTTGAAATAGATGCAAACGCACCACCAATTAATCTTCCTGCAGCACCAAGTGATAAAAGCATTGCGACTAATTCGGCAGTTACTGCAACAGATTTTTCAATTGGCATCGCAGCTAATTCTTGGCAAATGTAATTCATTGCCAAAATTGCAACGATCATGGTACTAACTATAGGAATAATAGCTTTCGGATTCGCTTTATCCATCATTTTGACAGATCCAGCTAATGCCAGCATCATTCCGGCTACTAAACCAATACCAATAGTAATTGGCCTCCATGCAACGCCAAATAATGCAAGAATTGGAACAAGTAAGTACGTTGCTGCAACAAGAGCAAGAATAGCTCCTGCAATCTTTCCAACATCAACCTTGTCAAGCAAACGTAATGCATGTGTGAATATTGCAATTGTAGCCATCACGCCCAGAAGACCTCGCGTAAATTGTTCTGGATCGATCTTACCAAGTAAAGCAATGGCTCCAACTATTGCAAGGACACCAATTGAGAACTTTAGCATTGCAGAGCCTATTGTTTTTAAATTCTCGACACCAGTTGATAGCTTCGAATTAGATAAGATTTGAAGGACGGTATATAATCCCATAAGACCACCGCAAAGCATGACAAGATCTGGCAGAACATCGCCAGAAAACTTCCCGAGTTTCACAATAGCCATACTCAGAACAAGCAATGATACTGCTAATGTACCAATAGATAATGCCATTTTGAGCGTCATGCCAGAAAGTGCATCTGTAATTGCTTTTCCAAACGCTACAACAGCAACTAAGCCGCCAATAGCAACAACTAGCCCTGCTATAAGACTTGCAATGGCTGTTATTTTGGCTTTTTTGGGAAGATTCATTAGCGCTGTAAATGCCGCAACTAATTGTGCGCCAAATAAGGTAAATTGAGCCGTAATAATTTTAAATAACCCAATACTCATACTAATAGCAATGTTTAGTGCAATTAATCCGCCACCAAATGCCGCAAATCCAGCCCCAAGTTTTATTAAAGTTAGAGCTGCTATTGTCATTGAACCAGATAAACCAGCTATAATTTCAAGCACACCGACTAAAGCTACAAACAACGATATTAGAACTGCAACTGGTGAAAACATTTTAAAGAATGCATCATAAGCTGTCGCAGAAGTCTTAATAAAATGCGATGTAACGATGGTGATAACTCCAAGGATTACAGAAACTTCAAGCAAAATAGCTCCAAACTCTAATAGAGCCAATCCAATTGCTGCAACACCAGCTGGATTAATGCTATTAGAAATTTGAGAGATAGCGAACGTAACACCTATCAATCCACTTGCAATAAGACCAAGTAATACTACAGCGTTTGTAAGACCGTCAGCGTTATAAGTAGCAACAACTGATAGAAGAGCAAGAGATCCAGCAATTAATCCAATACCAATAGCAATATCTCTAAAACGCTTAGCATTATTTTCTTTTGTAAGAGAGTTGAAGAAAGCAGTAATTGAACCCGCTGTTCCGGATATGGAAGATGCCATCATTTTAATTGAACTTCCAACACCCATAAATGCATTACCAAACTTATCAAGTGTTGCTCCTGCTGCTGTAACAGCTTTATTCAAAGCTCGAACTTGTAAAACATACGCGATCAACGCTCCTACAGCTAGAGCGCGCTGCCAATCAATGTGCGTAATTGTATTAAAAACCTTAGCAAGTGGGCTATCAGAGTCTTTAAAATTATTGATAGTTGTCCCAAGATTCTTAAAGAAAGTATTAATATTGTGGCCAACAGATGATGTGGCATTTCCTGCACCAATAACACTTGCAGACATTGCATTAAAGTCACCGCTAATACCCTGAATATTAGTTCTGGTGTCTTTAATATTTTTATTTGTCTCCTCTAAAGACTCTTTACCAGTTTTTAAAAGATCAAGTACCGTATGGAATGGAGATTTAAACTTAAATATATCGGTAATTCCTTTACCAATTAACGTGATTACACCAAAGATTTTCTTACCGATTGCTTCAACAAACGTTAAAAGATTGGCGAAGCTATTTAGACGAATCCCCTTGAGGCCAGTAATCTTTTCGGCAACAGCATTAATAATTGATACAACAAAATTCTTAAATTCAGATAATTTAGTAGTTAGAATTGAAATAATATTAGAAGCTTGAATCTTTGAAATAAGAAATTGAACGCCGTTAATAATTTCTTTAATTGCCCATACTGCTATAGCTGCTACTAATTTTAAACCGGTGCTAATAACTTGGAATATCTTTGAAGAAGATATCTTACTTACAAGAGAAGTTAGTTTGGTACCTAATGTCTGTATAACAGTAACAATACCTTTAATAATTCCGGACGTCTTGGAAGCGGTAGAATTGAAATTCATGAAATGTTTTAAAATACCAATTCCAATAATGATTTTGAGAATAGAGGCCAATGAGCCAAATCCAAGCCCCCCTGCCATAATCGACTGGACAGATTTTAAAATCGTAATAATAGTAAGAAAAGAAATAATTTGTTTAGCATAAGGTCTAAGAGTATCAAAGACGTTCTTAATAGTTCCAAAAACTGTAAGAAATACTTCTTTTACATGGATCATCTGTTCTCTAGTAAGTTCGAGTTTCTTTGTAAAACCTTCTAGAGAATTTGTTGCTCCAGCTAATTTATCCCCAGTTAGCGTTCCAAACACTTCTTCGAACGCTTCTTTGATCGGTTCAATAACTCGATGAATTCCATTTATTACATTAAGAAAACTTTTAATTAATGCATCTCTTCCACCAGCATTTTTCCATTCTTCAAGAAGATTATTTCTAGCAGAAGTAAACTTATCAGAAATATCTATAGCGAAATTACAAATGCCAGTCCAAAGCTTTCTTACTTCATTGACATTGCCAAAGATCATTTCATAACTTGTAGCCCAGCCAGAACTAATTGCGTCTTTAACGGCATCAATAACATCGCTCCAAGTACGGCATTCCTGTGCTGCCTGGAAAGCAGCCTTTGAGAATTCTGTTGTAGAATTTGTAGCTTTATCGTTCTTAAAAGCGTACTCTTCTTCACTCCAGTTGGCCTTATTGATACCAGCGGTATATTCTCCCATAACCTTACGGAAGACATCCATTGTAAGCCAGCCCTTTTTAAGTGAATCGTTAAAATCTTTATTGGCTCCAGCTGCGATTGCCGTCTTGCCAGCAGCTTCAATCATTTGCTGTTTAAGTTGAGCAGATGCAATATTTCTTGTACCAAGTGCTTGCGCCCAGTCTTGGTACATAAGATATCCTCTGGATGCTGCCTGCGTTAACTGATACATACCAGCTGATACTTCTCTGGCACCAACACCAGCTCTAGCGCCTGCAAGGGCAAAGCCTTTAACAGTAGTTGTAAGATGACTAAGGTTCTTATCACCAGAGGCAGTAAGCTTTGCCATACTATCGATCATATCCGTAAAGTTATACGAAGTCTGATCAGAGAACCAAGCAAGATCATCAACAGCTTTTTGCACGTCTTTAAACGATGCGCCAGTAGTTGTCATTAGAGTAGAAACGGCTTTTGTCTTTTGACCAAATTTGTCAAAGCCATCACTCATACTATTAATTCCAGTAAGAGTTTTGGCACAGTTAACACCCATTCGATATAGGGAATCCGTAATATTGTTTACTACTCGCTGACTTGCAACACCAGCAACAGAAAACGCGTTCTTTAAATTGGCAGCACTTCTGCTTATAGAAGAAAGTTTAGAATCTGCCGATCCTAAAGCATTTTCAAGACCACGAAAAGAAAGACCCGCGTTTGTTTTTGTGTTTTTCTCAATAGAATCATTTAATTTATTTAATGATAGAAGAGTTTGCTGAACACCTGCTTCAAACTGTGCATTATCAAATTGCATCTGCACGACACGTTGTTCGGTTGTACTACTCAAGAGTTCTGCACCTCCTCCCAAATATCTTTCTCGATTTTGTCAAAAACTGGTCTAAGAGCCGGATTTATATAATCTATACCTTCAACCCAGCCGCCAGTTCCAGTCCCATGACCATACTGAATCATAATTGCTACATTGAAATAATCTTTTTTGACATTGGTGTTATACCAAGTTAATGATAGTCTTTCACCATCATCATTAATTTCATATTTCCAAGAATTTGCAGTTAATCCAGTATCTTTTGGTGTTGCTTTACTAAGGGCTTCAACCCCAGCCTGACCGAATTTATCAAGGTTTCTTAAGAATCTCTTCTCTTTCATTGCACGCAAAAACTTAAACGTCTTTTCAAAACTGCCTTTTTGTTGCATTCGAATCGTTATAGTTTTTGCCATTATGATCACCTCAATAAATCTGTTATGGCCTTGAGGCCTATATCTTTATAAAAACGAGTACCTTTCGAATTTAATTTGTATCCGTTATCTTCAGATACTTTTACAAGACGATCGATCTGTATCTGAATATCGTGGGCTTTCTGTTCATACTCCGCGGAGCGCATTAAAGTCGTTGAGATTTGATTTAAACGCTTTTGCTGCTTCTTTAAGCTCATTGGCTTAGATACTGTATCGCCATCGAAGTCAGCTCCGGAAAGTTTGTTTATCGAAATCGAAGCATATTGGTCAAAAGCTTTATTACCAGATCGTTCTAATCCATTTGCTAACTGAGAATATTTTTTTTTGTCTTTATTAAGAACTTTTAAATATTTCTGTCTACCAGAAGAACTACCTAAGTATCTTTCACGCCCTTCAGGTGTTAGACTCCCATCTTCATTCTGAAAACGCCTAAAACCTTTTCTTTGGCCTTTGATACCCCAATGAATTAAATAATCAGACATATATGTTCATCTTCTTTCTTATGTGATAAAATCCTTTAACCTGAAGTGTGGAATTTTGCTCTTCTTGCTCTATTAATTTCATCATTCTGACGCATGATATCAGAACGAGACATTTTCTTAGGATTGTTTTTAGCATTGGCTACTTGAATAAGCATGAGTAAGTTATTCAAGTGCCATTTTTCACATTCGAAAGGAATGTTTAAAGCCGTCATATAATAATAAATTAATTCACTTGTTAAAGTTTCTTGTAATCCGCCACCGCCTCTTCTTGAATTATTACTAATCGTTGTAGCAGTCATTGGATCATGAATATAATCAGTTATTTTCTTTAAAATTTCTGGTTCATACTGTATGGAAGAGATAACGTAAGGATCGACGTTTTTATCAATACACATACAGCGAATATAATACAAACTTTCTTCTGTTGTGTTTGGACCTTTATGAAGGCCTAAATAAGGTCTCTTATATTTCTGTTCCCATTTGGTAAGAGAAATTAGAGAATGCTCAAGACGAAGAGTGGTTTCTTTGGTTGTAAAAAACTCTTCCTTTCGTGCATCCCAATATTCATGCGCTGGAATATGTATCTCAAGCATTCTCTACCCTCCTCCGACATTATCCTTTAAAATCAGCAGGAATTACTTTATCCTTTGCTTCTTCTTTTTTCTTAGGAACAACATCATTCACAAATTTAGTAGCAGCATCGGCATCTGTTGCAAGCCTCATATAAATCTGCGAATAAGCATTTGTCTCTGTAAATTCTTTTGTAATTTCGTCGTTCTTAATAAATCTCCTACCATCAGGAGATTTAACACCATAAGCTTTCTTAATCAGATCTTCGAAGATCTCAATCAGTCTTGGTGTATCCTGAGCAGCAACAATTCTATTAATCATTGCAGAAAGACCACCTTCGGTGCCAAACTGCATCTTTGTAATTTCTGCTTCTGTAAAGTTGAAATAGAAATCTTCTGTTCTTGTATTTCCATCAAAGTCGGTGTATGTTTCAGTAATCTTATGCATAAGTTTTAGTCCTCCATAAAATATAAGTGTGGCCTGATACAATTACTCATACCAGGCCAATCTAATTCTTCTAATTACGCTGTCTTCATCATTGTAATAACTTCATCCGGAAGAGGAAGTCTAGCCGCTGCCGTAGCAGAACCATAAAGAACATCTTCAAGTGCTTTCAGCTTCTCCGCATCAACCTTTGTAGAATCGATCTCAAGCAGAGCTGTAGGCTTCGCATTCTCAATAGCTGTAACCGGAACAGGAGTTGTCGTGAACTCGTAGGAGAATTCGATTCCTTCCGGACTATCATTAACGGTCTGGTAATCTCTTTCAGAAGGAGATACTGTAGCGTTATAGATCAGATGAAGCTTGTATCCATGATCCATACCATCAGCGTCATTACCAATCTTCGAACGATAGCAGAAACCGAACGGATTTCTCTTCTGCTGTCCAATAATAACGCCAGCAGCACCACCCTGTGCAGCACCATCGCAAAGAGCGAATTCATCCGGATAGGTATAGCACTTAATCGTACCGCCGAAGTCTTCTGCACCACGAATGGAACCATACTTAATATTATCGGCATAGAACTTATTCTCATCTGCTCCAGATGGAGAAAGAGTTACGCCAGTAATACCATTCCATGCAACACCCTTCGGATAAGCACCGTTAACCTGTGGGTAAAACACACCTCTGTCAGTACCTGTTTCATACAGCTTCTCACCAACAGCGTCCCAAGTAAGTCTCTTAAAAGTATCTGGCATTTAAATTTTCCTCACTTTCTTAAAAAGATAAATCATACGTATCGTTATAAATTCCATCGACCTTATGGCTTGAATCAAATGAACAAAAAGGAAGAGCCTCTGGTAAGATTTCTACCAAAGACTCTTTCGGAGATTTATAACAATGCGTAATTGTATATTTACCATATTTCATGTAACTTTTATTGTCAGCCGCTTTTGTTTTAACTCCATTAAAGGAATATACAATAGCGGGATATTTAATTTGTGTTCCTGTCGGAGGTTGAAAATAGCAATTCTTCGAACCAAGAACAGCGCATAAAATATCATGGAGTTCCGTCCGTGGTCTCATCTTCTTCCCCCTTATACAAGTTACCAAAGGTGAGAGTTAGCCTAGGGTAACCCACTTCAACAGAACTAACTCTCCACTTTGATCCCATGAATTCGACATACAATATATTTTGGAAGCTATCCAGAAGGTAAGGATCTGCAATCACACTCAACTGGTTCGTTACTGCAATATCTCTGTTAATCTGATCAGATAGCTGGTCTCTTTTAGAGAGACGGGGTAAGTCTCCAAAATACTGCCTTATTACTGGCTTGTCTTCCCAAATACCTGGTTCAGTCTCAACTTGATTGCTGAACGCTATATTACCAAACCATTTCATGGATAGCTAACCTCCATTTTGATCACTTAGATCATTCACCAGCTCCGCTAGGAGTTGTCACATCTTTTTCAACAACAATGAAGCAAAGGACATGAGCAAGAGCACCAGAGAATCTAGTCTCAATCAGGCTCTTCAGCTGGTTGAAGTCGATATCAAACTGATCAAACTTCGTGATCTGTCCACCCTTTACAGCACCAACAACATAATCTGCAATGTTGCCATAGATACCAAGCAGTTCCTTCTTCTTACCATCAGAAGTTGTTCTGGTCTTTCCAGCGAACTCTTTAACACGATAAATATTCTTTACGCCGAGAGCCGTTGCAAGCTCAGCTTCAGTATTGTAGATACGACGACCATTCATATCTCTTGCAAGCAGCATTGTGTTGAGTGTGTTCGGCGTGCAGTAGAAATCAGGAGTGCCAGTACCTCTATACTCTTCTGTTCCATGAAGGAGTGTAGAAACCATAGCTTCTGCCATAACGTATTCATCACCGAAATTAGCAGAAGTGTTCGTTCCCTGCAGAGACTTCTTCATGCCAGCAAGATCAATGTCAACATGCAATGTATAAAGGTCATCATCAGTCCAAATAGGACGGATATGCGTAGGCCAAATCTTATCCGGATCATCGTCCAGGCGGCCATCGCCAATCATAATTGCACGAGCAATTGTCTCATTGAGCATAAGCTTATCGATGTTATACATATACTGAACATAATCGAAATCAGTGATATCCACAACATCATCTCTGTTCAGAGCATCCTTAACATAAACAGTCTGAGGATCTGTCGTTCTTCTAAGCAGAGCAGGAGAGCCAGGAAGAGTCTTCTTGTTGCCCTTCTTATAGCCCTTTGCCATCAGTTTTTCTGCATCACGAATGTCAACCTGCGTTGTTCTAACTCGAGCAATAGGGGACTTCGTTACACCGTTAATAACACGGTTTACCCAGCCCTGATCGTTAGTAATAAGCTCAGGAGCACCAGGATTTAATTCCTTATAGTCGGGGAACAGCTTCTCAACGGTCCCAGCCGGGAATCCACTAGACGGAGCGATGTCAGCATGCGCCAGATCAAGATCGTGTTCATTTGCATACATCTTCATTGCGTTCTTAAACGTGCCAACCGTCGGATCCTTAGCGTTCTCAAGGATTTCAGCCTGATCGCCGTGGGAGAGATATGTATCACGCTCGGTATCGCCATCAAATACATTGTGCTTCATAGATTTTTCTCCTTCATTATTAGAATTTTTAGCCTCAGCAATTGCCTGGCCAACAAGAAACTCAACAACTTTCTTCTGTTTGTCTGTAAGAGTGTTATAAACGTCTCTGACAGTTTCTTCGGATTCCTTCTTATCATCCGGTTTAGATTTATTGTTAAGTTCATCTTTTAAAGAATCAGAATCGGAATGCTTCACAGATTCCTTACTTTCGTCTTCTGTATCTTCTGTTTCCTCATCAGAAGTACCCTTCTTTTTCTTTTCTTCCTCAAGAATCTGACCAACAAGAATTGCAACTGCTTTCTTCTGTTTGTCTGTAAGAGTGTCATAAACATCTTTTACAGTTTCTTCTGAATTGCTATTGGAATTAGTATCCATCTCTTCTCCTTCCTCATCGGAATGATAGACTTCAAGACCGCCATAACCAACAAAAGAAATAACGGCTTCGTCGTCACTCATATCTCCATGTGCCATCACAGAGTCAATAATGGCTCCTTTATTTGCTCCGGCATGAACAAGAGAGACTTCCCTAATCATTCCATGAACAACATCTCCGCCTCGCTGAATCAAATGATTTGCATAAATAGACAACGCACAAATATCATTGTGTTTAACAACTTCTTTTGCACGTTTTCCACTTTCTGTATTATTGAATGAGCAATAGGCATAGACACCTTCTGGACGATTTTCAAGATCTGCATGACCAAGCACTTCATCTACCGAGTCGTGCATATGGTTCCAAACAAGCGGAACTCTTGTACCATCCTGATCGGCAAAAGCATCTCTTCTAATTGTTCTTCCATCGGAGCAAAGGATGTCGTTCTTTGTTGCCCAACCAGCAAAATCGTAATTAGCCATTTTGAGCATCTCCTTCACTTACATTGTTTAAACTTGATAAAATTTTATTTGTCGCATCGTCAGTTTTTGTCTGGGCATCTTGGTCGGATCCGTCTTTCGCTTGATTTAAGTTTGGATTACGAAGCTCATCTGCATTCTCTGCTTTCGAAGGCTTCTTACCAATTTCTGCTCTAAGTTCATTCGACGACATAATTTCATTTCTTCTGAACTTATCAGCAATATCAGCAAGCTGACTAACAGGAACTAACTTAAACGGATCTCTAAAATACACAATCGACTGCTTTTGTGCACGAGCTGTTTTGGATAAGAATTTCCTTTTAAACTCATCACAAATAGCATTGCAGATAGGCGTGATCGTTGTGTTATAAAAATTAATCATTGCGGCTTCATCGGCAGTTCCATCTATAACAGCTTGTGTTAATCCAAGTTCGTTATATAGCTCAGCTGTTAAGTCTTTGACCTGTTCCCACAAATTATTTTCAAGTGGACGATTTAACTGTGTGATGTGCTCTGCTGCATCTGCATAAGCAACACCATATTTTGATGAAGATAGCTGCGTTTCAATATCTTTACGTCTTAGCTCAGCTTCTTGGCGTCTCCTTTCCGAATGTATGGTATAAGGTAAACCAATTAGCAAATTTAATTTTCCACTTGATGTATTGGTATTCATTCGCTCCAAATTATTAATTGTGCGAACCAATCTTTGCAGCGTGGAATTTGGCTCATTCATAATTGAATAGAACGGATTTGCAATAATGCCAACTGCCGATTTAGGCAATTTCACATCTTCGAAACGACCGGTTCTCTCGTTATACAAATGAACAAGAACCTCAGACGGATACCACATCAAAATCTTGCCAACTCGAAGTTCTAAAACGTCAAATTTTTCACTTTCTGTAGTTGGGTCGAAATCTGTATCAGTAGGAACGACAGCAATAACGCCTTCATCAAACATGGACTCTACAAGATCTTGAATAAAAGCTCGACCGGTTTGGTCTATATTTGCTTCTAAAGTCAGACAGTTATTTAATCCAGATTGCATTGTCTCGGAATACTGTCCTTCTTCATCTAATCTTGCATGCACAAATTCAATAGACGCGACGCTAACAGAAATTTTGTTATAGACTTTAGCTACAACTGTTCTTTCAGTTCCTCTAGAATATCTTAAAATATCAGGTCGATAGCTTGATCCATTAACTATTTCCCCATAGAATGCTGTTTGTCCCGTCGGATCTCGTCCGAGAAAAGCGTTCCATCCGGAACGAATACGTTGCATAAACGCTGCCATATGGTGATCTCCTTTTATTAAATTGAAAGACGTAAAGTATTATTATTCAGTGATACTGTTACTTTACTGTTCCAATGTTCTGTCGTTCCATAAAACACACAAGTAGAATCTATGCGTGCTTAAGTGCTTCTTCAACCTGCGGACGAATAATGGCTGGTACAGAAGCAATTGTTCTGCGTCCCATCCGAATCAGTATTACATATACTTTAACCATTGCAGAATAATCAGCCATTTGTTACCTCCGGAGTAGTTGTATCTGTAGTTGCCGTTGTTGCTTCAAAAAGAGAGACAATTGCATCGAGAGCAGATGCGACATCGTTTTTATTTGTCTGGATATCTTCTGACATTTTTGTTGCATTTGTCTTCAACGACTGCAGAGAGTCATTAATAGAGTCAATGTCCTGAAGTTTAATTTTCTGCAAATATAACTTGAAGACCATTCCTTCTTCAGTAGATTCAGCTCTTACTGTTGGCTTATCTTCATAACCGTGGTATTCACTAACGACAACACTTTCGTCATTGTAGAGGTAAATGTCACCATTGTAAGTCGCCAGATCTGAAGATAAATCATCAAATTTTACAGACGAAGAGGGTAATGTAATAAACAAACCCTGAACAGAATCTGTCATAACGGAACCGATTAAATCGAATAACTTACCGCTATTACCAAATTTAATTTTCATCGTTCACTCCTTATTCAAAAGAATCTTTATTTAGCTTATATGCTATATACGCATCCATAGAAGCTGCTACAGCATCAATTTTTGCTTCATAGCTTTTCTTCATTAGTTTTTTGTTTCCGTTGGTATCTTGAATCACAATACAGTTACCCATTGTGTAAGAATATAAAGACTCGTCGAAAATAAGTTTCCTTTGCTCCGATAACTTCTTTAATTCTGTCAATGGAACAGATTCAGTTTTTGCACCCTGAATTACTTTTTCTACACCAAACTCAGAATTCTCAGTAATCCATCGCGAAACAAACTCTTTAGCATTGTATGGGTCATAACCAAATGAGCGTATGTCATAATCATGTTGCAATATATGCTGATCTACTAGATCGTAGACTTCATCAATGTTTAGAATTGTTCCGTTCATTACAATGAGTGTTCCTTCAGCAATGAAGTCATCATATTTAATTGACATTGCTGCTGGTAATTGTGAGTAGGTGTATTCAGAAATGAAATTCAGAGTTTTAATACCAAACGATCCATCTTGTAATGGAAAGAAGAATACAAAGGAACAAAAGTCTCCACCTTGTGAAAGATCTGCACCTAAACTGCAAACCATACCGTCGTAGTTCTGTTTCTTAAACGGCTTTGTTTCTTCGTAAGTAAAGAAATAAGTAAAACCTTCACAAGGAATCCCAAATCTTTTTGCAAGAATATCATTACGCAGAGAAGGATCTCTTTCGGCTTTTTCAACTTCTTGCTGATAGGTTTCATAGGTAACAGTCTTTCCAATATTCGGATTGGCTTTTAACCACATCTCTGGATTGCCAACTTCCTTTACGTCATCAAGCTTGTACCACCAGATTGAAGTATGCAGATCTTCTATTTCACCCTTGAGAATCTTTGCAAGAGTAATTTTTGTTGTATCGCCAATGCCATTTCTTACTGTACCTTCCGATGAAGTTACAATAATCAAATAATTATCAAGGTTTTTAGATGCCCCCTGTTCCAACGCTTCTACAGGATCTTCCCTTATGTCTCCTGAAAACAACTCATCGACGGTGGATAATGTATCTCGACGACCTTGAAGTTTATCAATAGACATCGGTCTGACTTCTAGAATAGAATTGGTAAGGAAGTTCTGAATACCTTTTTTAGTTGATGCAAGCATTGGTCTATTACGTTTTGAGCCAGAAGTATTATTAATAGATCCCTGAGTCATAAACGCAAATAAAGGACCTCTCGCTCTGGTGATTGCCGTAACGAAAGGTCCTGTAGTTTCATCTGTTTGTGGCATTGTAGGTGCAACAACAACTTGTTTGGTTGTTTTTGATTCAATAACAAGGAAGTAAGCTTGATTACATTCCGAGTACATTGTTTTAGCGGCGCCTCGCCCAACGATAAGATACTGCTTGGTGATTAGGCGCTTTCGTACTCGTCTATTTTCATAGCATCCTCTGCCACCACCATGACCATTAGGATTCCAAACTGGACGCTCTACAAAGTAATACCATCCATAAATTTCTTCGCCCCAAAGTTTGAAGGAATCAAGCATGTGGAAATCTGATCCGTCGCTTAGTACTAGTTCGTTTTCACAAAACTTAATCCATCCTTCGACCGCTTTGTCATCATAGTAATAATCCGGAGAGGCAATAAGATGATCTATTCGATTCATCTCTGCTTCTACTTCACGGCATACAGGAATTTCTCCTCGAATTACTTTGTCTCGAAATTCTCCATAGTATTTAGGAGTTGCAGTATTTGAAAGCATTAAATGTCAACTCCTTCCAACAATGTCCATTAATCGCTCCCAATTTTTGAATAGTTTTTCTTTGCAATAGCGTCAAGATTTTGAAGTCTCTTTGTTGCTTCAGAGAGTTCCGTTCCAGACATTTCATTGGCATATTTTTGAATCAAGGCAGCATTACCGCTTTGAATAACTTGTCTGTTTCTTGCAGCTCTTAATTTCTGTTCGGCTGTCTTTATACCAGAATTATCTTGTCCGATTAACTTAAGATCATTTCCATCTTTGTTGAGAGAATTATAAGCTCTTGCAAAATTATTCCATGTGTTGGTAGCTGTTGTATAATAATTGGATAATTTGTTAAGAGTATTCGCAACATTATCAATTCTATCAAATGCAGTTTTGGGAGGTTCTGAAGCATTCAATTTCTGCATTAAGTCTACCTTGTCCATAGCTTTCCGAAGTTCATCAGAAGTCATATCAAGGGCATATTTTTTTACTTCGTCTTTATTTCCAGACTTGATTGCTCTCTGAACTTTTGCTCTATGCTCTTCGGCGGTTTCTTTGTGAGGTTCGGTTGAAGAAGCCTCAGGTTTTTTAAACTCAACACTTGCTGCAGATTGCTTTGAAGAATTCGCATTAGAAGTATTGCTTACGGATGACGCAGCATTTGTGCCATTAGATTCACGTGCTGGTCCAACGCCATAACGAACACGTCCTTCAGGCGTTAAACTACCATCTTTATACTGAAAACGTCTATTTCCCTTTTTCTGTCCTGGGATACCCCAATGAATTAAATAATCAGACATCTCTATTCCTCCTTATAACGCTTCAAAATATCTATCTTATTTTTATTCATGTGGCACCTCTTTCGATTAATACTTATGTGATTCAATGTAGTCAATAAGCTGACTAACTCTATAACTAGAACCGTTATCATCTAGACCAATTTCTTCAAGATTAGTATTCCACATTTTCGCATCGGAAACCCATTGGTTGTATGCTTTACGATATTCCTTTCTAGCATGTGGTCTAATATATTCATACTCGTCGTCAAAATCTCTTCCGTTCTCTCCAGTAGATCTCAAGCGATAGTCATCATCTCTTAAAAGTTTAAGACTATCTCTTAATACTGGATAGTAGCCGCCAAGCTGATTAGTAGCTTCATAAGCTTTAGATCTAACTTTTTCTTCCGTTGATTTGCCTCTTGCCAGTTTATCTTTTTCATTGGTAAATTTTGTATAAGCATTATTGAAGTTCTTTCTATAACGGATCTTCCCTTCAGGTGTTAAAGTGCCATCTTCATACTGAAAACGCCTATTTCCCTTTTTCTGTCCTGGGATGCCGTAATGAATTAAATAATCACTCATTAATTTCTACCTCGCTGTTAATTCGCCATTCCATTTCAGCAAGCTGCTTGTTGTACGCATCTAGAACAAAAGAAGTTGCCGGTGGATCGAAAAGAAGCTTAACTTTTAGAAAGACATAAGACTTGACCATATTCAGTGATTGCTTTGTTACGACTTCATCCCATCTATTACTCTCATCTTCTATTGCATATCCATCTTTTGGACCAACCCCAAGTTGATGAAGAATGGAGAAAGCCGTATTAATAGCAAGAATTAATTGTTGATCGAATACTGTATATTCTGGAAGGATTCCAAGTTGTAACTTAACAGAATTTAAAATACTATCATTCATACTTCCTCCTTTCTACCATAGTTTTGTATCGCCAGGTTTTCTCTCTGTAGGTGTAGATGGTATTAATCTGCTGCCATCTCCGTAATGAATTGCCTCATGCGTTGCGTGAGAGACACAGATTAAATTGTTTAAATCGAATATTACAGGATCTCGATTAAGAACTTGTTCAATAGTTATGGGATTAAGATGGTGAATAAGAATCTTTGTTCGAATTGGTCTATCAGTTAATCCAAGATCACAACCGTTATCTCGAATAATGACTCGCTGACGAATGCTTTGCCACTCTGGAGATTTGTATAAAGCTTGGTTCAAATATCTATGACCACCAAATGTAGCTTCACTTGGATTAGCCTTTAGTTTTAAATACTCAAATCGCTCTTCAAAGGTTGGAATGCGAATGAGCTCTTGATATGTTTTAATCACTCATCTTCTCCTCCCTTATAGCTCTTGAAAGCAGCAATAGCTTCGTTGTAAGTTTTCTCCAAATTCTCAGCTGCTTCAATTGCATCGATCTTAGCTTGCTTCAATCGCATCTCCGCTTCCAAAGTCTCCTTCTCAAGTCTTTCGCGAGAAGATCCAAGCTTTAAAAAATGCACAATTTCTTGTGATGATGCCGTTCCATTTCGTATTCGTTCTTCTGCTGCATCATACGCAAGAGCAATTAATTCATTCTCCCTACCCTCCATGGTAGTTGCAGTAGATTTTGGAGAAATATCTACATGCAATTGTGATGATTCAGCAGACTTTCTTTTTGTTTTCATTGTAAGTCCGCTCCTTTTTAATAACTTTTTAAGTCCTTTCGCAGAGTGATAAACAACCTAGAAGAAATAACACGTATGGAGGACATGTACATGGCCTTTGAGAAAGGAGCGGCAGAAACACCAGGGTATCTCAAGGAAGAACTTAGCTGCTTATCACCCTGAGAAAAGACTTAAAAGTATAAAAACTTTTTAGAAAATATCCCTCCGGAGAAATATCAAGG